CAACGAGAATGGCCCGATTTCTGGGGCAATCGACGCAAGGCCGATCTAACCGCAATTGACGGCAATGCCTACACCGAGGATGTGTGGGAATGGGCGCGAAAACATCCGATCACCGATGTGATCATGGTTCGCGGTGACAATCGTGAAGCTGCACCTATGTTGGGGCAGGTCAAGAAGGAAAAGGACAAGCGCGGTAAGCCACTCAAATATCAGCGCCGGTTCTTCAATTTCAATGCGTCTGTGATGAAGGCGTCGCTCTATCGGTCCTATAAAAAGGAAGATCCAGAGCAGACCGGCTATATCGAGTTTGCAAAGGGCCTTGGCGACGACTTCTTCCAGCAAGCCACGTCGGAACGCCGCGTTCAACGCAAGAACCGTGCAGGTCATCCCTATTACGAATGGGAATTGCCCTCCGGTATCCGCAATGAAGCGCTGGATATGATTAATCAGGCGCAAGCTGCAGCCCTTCGTCTCGGCATAAATTACTGGACCGAAGAAGAATGGGACGCACTGGAAGAACGGCTCGCCAACGAGCCACCGCCCGCGCAGCTCGATCTTGAAGAAATGATGTTCCAGCCGACGCAAAATGCGCCGTCATCATCAAAGCATGAATCCCAAGACAACAACCCGCTCGTTGCAGCGGCAATTGCCAGAGCGCGTGCAAGAGCAACGCGCCGAGGCTAACAGGAGTCTCGAATGGCCAATCGTGAGATCATCAAACAACGTCTCACCGAGGCACAGGACGCATTGCATCGCCTGCTAACTGGCACCGCCACGGTACAGTTGAGCTATCAAGGTGAAAGCGTGACTTACACAACCGCCGATGAAGGGAAACTGCGCAATTATATTCGGGAATTAGAATCGCAGCTTGGTCTCGCACCTTCGCGTTCCCGCGCACGTCGCGTGGTGTTCGGATGAGCAATACAGTCATTCTTGATGGTGCGGGTCATCCGTTGCCTGAACCTGTGCGCGCAGCTGCGCGCCGACGATATGCAATGAGTGCGGCCTATAGTGCCGCCGGCAACGACCATTCCTCAATGGCGGCATGGCGGCCCGGGACCTACTCTGGACAATCGGCACTGGGCTTAAACCGGGACGTGGTTGTTGATCGCATCAATGATGCAGTTCGTAACAGCGGCTGGGCATCGGCGGGTGTAACGCGTCTCGTTGATAATGTGATTGGTTCCGGTTGGCGTTTGTCATCAAAACCGAATGCCAGAACGCTCAATCTCACAGAAGATGAGGCGGACGAGATCGGAGATCAGATTGAGGCGCTTTGGTCGGATGTGGCGACTGACCCACGTAACTGGTTTGATGCGGAACGCACAAAGTCGGTTTCAGGAATCTTAGGGCTGGCCGCGCGCCATCGATTTACAGATGGTGAAGCGTTTGCTGTTCTGCCTTACCGCATGGGCGGCAATGGTTACGGCACCTGCGTGCATGTTATCGATCCGGCCCGGCTCTCTAACCCCATGGGACAGATGGATTCCGACACACTGCGCGACGGTGTCGAACTGGATGAATATGGCGCTCCCATTGCTTACCATGTTCGCAAGGCCCATCCCGGAGATGTATTTGGCCGGATGCGGGAAAGCTTCATCTGGGAGCGTATCGAGCGCGAAGATGATTATGGGCGTCCGATAGCGGTTCATTCGTTTGAGGCAACCCGTGCCGGCATGACGCGTGGTGCCTCTCGTTGGGCACCAATCCTGCAGCAGCTAAAGCAGGTCTCGGATTATAACGATTACGAATTGCAGGCGGCGTCTCTAAATGCCGTTATGGCTGCTTTCATCAAGACACCCTTCGACATGGACCAGCTCGCAGATTCTCTTGGTGCTGGCGATATAGGAAAGTCGATCAATGCGTTATCGGCGGCCCAATCTGCCGCTTATGGTACTGATCCTATCCGCCTCAAAGGCGCTCAGATCAATTTCCTTAACCCCGGTGAAGATGTTGTCTTCACCAAATCTGAGCATCCGAACGCAGCGTTTGAAGTGTTTGTAAATGCAGCCCTTCGCAACATCGCATCCTGTGTGGGTCTGACCTACGAACAGCTCACCATGGACTGGTCAAAGGTCAATTATTCCAGTGCTCGTGCAGCGCTTCTGGAAATTTGGCGCGGCCTTTCCGCTGAAAAATCAAGCTTCGCGCACTCCTTCATGCAGCCAATTTATTGGGCTTGGTTGGAAGAGGTTTTTGATCAGCGTCGTATCATTCTGCCTGCACACGCAGTCTCTTTTGAGGCCAACCCTGCGGGTTGGGTACGTGCGGCATGGATCGGAAGCGGACGCGGCTGGGTCGATCCAGAGAAAGAAGCGAAAGCCGCAGCCATCCGTCTTGCAACAGGTCTCACGACGCAGGAATCGGAATCGGCAGAACAGGGCCGCGACTGGAAGGAAGACATGATGCAGCGTGCGCGCGAACAGCGCTTTGCTCGTAAGCTGGGTGTTGTGTCGGGTGAAATGGCCAGTGCCGGTGTTGTGTCGCGGTTTGCGTCCGATCCAAACGAGCAAGGCAATGATGAAAAAGAAGAGACAAGCAAATGATGCCATATGCAATGCCGGAAGTTGCGGCGCGTCTCTTCAACACGCCGTTGATGCTGCATGAGGGGAAAGCCAATATTATCGCGCGCGCCTTTGGCCCGCGTGTGTTGGGCAACGAGGTCAATGTTCGTGCCTCGCCTGAAATGGGGGTCCTGACGGAAGATATGCGCGAACTGCGCAGCGGATGGACCGGCGAGAATATCTACAAAGGCCCTAAGATGGTGGGGCCGGTTGCTGTCATCGAGGCCGAAGGCTCTCTCGTCAACAAGGGCGCGTGGGTTGGAAAGTCGTCGGGTGTTACCTCCTACGAAGGTCTCAACATTCAGATCGCGGATTGTCATGATCGCGACGACATCGAAGGTGTTGTCTTTGAGATTGATAGTTTTGGCGGTGAAGTTGACGGCTGCTTTAACTGCGCTGAGGATCTGTTTCAGCTCTCCCAGAAAAAACCAACCATTGCCATCCTGACAGATCATGCTTGTTCTGCCGCTTATCTGATTGCCTCGGCCTGCCGGCAGGTTGTTATCCCAGCCACAGGTTATGCCGGATCCATCGGTGTTATCTCAATGCACGTCGATGCATCGGAATGGGCGAAGAAACAGGGGCTTGGCGTTACGATCCTGCGGGCGGGTGAACGCAAAGCGCGTCCCGGCATGTTCGAAGCCATGTCAGATGAAGAATACAGCACCGCGATTGACGATCTCGAATCTATGCGGGTGTTGTTTGCAGAAACCGTTGCACGTTATCGCAGCGGTCGGATTTCTCTTGATGCCGCTCTCGCTACTGAGGCGGATACGTTTCGAGGCCAGAAGGCTGTTGATCTAGGCATTGTCGATGCGGTTGCTCGACCAAAAGATGCCTTCAAAGCTTTTTTGGCAGCGATAGGCGCGTAAGCGCTACGCCTGACCCATACCTACAATCAAATAAGGAAAAGAGCCGATGTCGCTTGCACGCGCTATCCGGGCTGCCGTTGGTGGCCGCTCCATGAAATCACGCCTCGAGGAAGATAAGCCCGAGGACCTTGAAGACGACGAACGTCCGGAAGAAGCCGAGGACGACGAAAATAAGGACCCGGCAGCGGATGACGATGCTGATCCGAAGCCTGATGCGGACGAAGATGAACCCGTCGCAGATGAAGATAAGGATGAAGGCGAATTTGCCCGTGGTCGCCGCGCAGAACGTCAGCGCATGTCTTCGATCCTTGGCTGCGCTCAAGCAGATGGAAATCCTTCGTTGGCAGCACATCTCGCTTTCAGCACCAATATGAGCGCGAAGAATGCCATCGCGACCCTGAAAGCATCTGGCCCGGCTGCATCCTCAACGCCCTCCTTATCTTCACGCATGAGTGGTCGCGTTCCGGCACTTGGCAATGGTGGTGGGGCCGCACAGCCAAAAACTGCAGATGCGAAACTGGTCGCCTTTGCCAAGAACCGCGCCGCCGCGCGCAAGGCCTGATCCCCGGTTCAGGATTCCGTTAATCTCATAAGGGAGAGCTGCACATGCAGACCCAAGATTATACGCCCGGCGACCTGCTCGTCGGCGACTACCCTGTTGCTGTCCGCACCGTGACCATTGGTGCAGGTCAAGTTCTCAAACGTGGTGCCGTGCTCGGAGACGCAGACGGCACTTATAAGCTCTCGGCATCTGCCGCCGCTGACGGTTCGGAAGTTCCTTCCGCCGTGCTTGCGGTCGATGTGGATACGACCGCGGGGCCTGTTCAAAAGCGCGTTTATGCGTCTGCGGGCTTTGATGGCTCCAAGCTCATTTTTGGTGCCGGGCATACCGTCGATACGGTGGAAACCGCATTCCGCGAAGCCTCCGCACCTCTCTACATCCATAAGCTCGCCTGAGCCATCGTCAGTCATCATCGGCGTTTAAGCGCCTTACTTAAGGATTTTCCTGCATGGAAAACTATCTTTTCAGCACGGTTGCGCTGGCTGCGGTTATCGAATCCCGCGACCGTCCGACAGCATGGATTCGCGACACATTTTTCCCGAACGGATTTCAGTCGGACTCGGAAGAAATTGCCTTCGACAAGCTCAAGCGCCGTCGCAATGTCGCTCCATTTGTTTCGCCTTTGGTACCGGGCCGTGAACGGGCCATTCGTGGTCGCCAGACCACCACATTCACACCGGCCTATGTGAAGCCGAAAAACACCATTCGCCCAGGCGAAGGTTTTCGCCGCCGTCCCGGTGAACGCATCGGCGGTGAAATGTCTGCCGAGGATCGTTACCTCCAGACTGTCACGGATACGCTCTTTGATCAGGATGATGAAATCACCCGACGCGAAGAGATTATGGCAGCCGAAGCCCTGAAATCGGGGAAAATTACTGTCAGCGGCGAGGACTATGAAACGCAGGTCGTCGATTATGCCCGCAAGGCTGAACTGACAGTGGCGCTCACTGGCGCTAACCGCTGGGGTGAGAACGGCGTAAAAGTTCGAACCTCAATTCGTGACTGGGGCACACGGGTTGCAAAGGCCTCAGGTGGCGCTGCTACAGAAATCATTCTGGGAGCAGAAGCGGCAGAGCTGCTTCAGACCGATGAGGAAATGCGCCAGCTCCTCGATAACCGTCGTCAGGCAGATGGCGTCATGCAGCTTGGCCCGATTGCTGCGGGCAGTGAGGATATGGTTGCAGTCTACCTCGGCTCTGTCGGTCAGTTTAATTACTGGCAGTACACGCAGCTATTTCAGGATGATGCCGGCAACGATATTGAGGTCTGGCCGAGCTATGGTGTGGGTGTTGTCTCTCCATCGCAGTTGCAGGGCTTTATGGCGCACGGCGCTATTCAGGACACGGGTGCACGGCTTGCTCCACTCTCGCGTTTCGCAAAAATGTGGGAACAGCAAGACCCATCTGCCACGATGCTCATGACGCAAAGCGCGCCATTGCCGGTTCCCGGTGATGCGAATGCTTCGTTGTTTGCGCTCGTTCGCTGATCAACCCTGTTGGAACGGAAGGTCAATATCATGGCTAAGAAAACTGTCACGCAGGCCTATGCAGCGACACTTGTTGTTGGGGGCAAAGATATTGTTCCCGGCACGCCGGTCACTTTGCCGGAAGATGAAGCAATCCGCATCGGCCTTGTGTTTGGCGTTATTCCTGCAATCAACGAGGCGGTGAAGCTCCCTCGCGCATCGGCGGGCGGATCACAAAAACCGTCGGAAATTGAACTCCTCGCCAAAGCGCTCGAAACAGCGCAGCAGGAGTTCGAGGCAGCAAAGGCGGCGTTGGAAGGCGAGAATGCTGGCGATGATGAGCTAAAAGCCTTTGAAGCGGCAGAGATAGCG